CCAACGAGCGATTTGACCTGCGCCATGTCGCTTTTCACGCGCGCGACATCGGCGGCCATCTCGATGAAGAGACGGCCAACCGGGATCTCTGTGGCCATGCTATTCCTTGGACTTCTCGTCCGGCTTCTTGCTCGCGTGCGCGAGCGCCAGGTCATCGAGTTCGAGCAGGCAGCCGACCTCCCACGATGTGAAGCGAATGCCGTGGAGCCAGCAGTACGACTCGATTTGCGTGTGGGTCATCGGGCTGAGGCCGAGCCCTGCCGGTGTGCGCTTCCGGATCTCCTGGAAGGCATCCCACACCGGTTGTAGAGCGCGCGGCAGGCGCCGGGGAAGTTTGATCTTCTCGCCCTGCCGCGCCAGCGACTTGAGGTGATCGCCGTAGGTGCTGCCGTCGGGCATCAGCTCCGACAGCGCGAATGCCTCCTCCGCGAACGCCTTCAGCCGTTTGCGGAGGTTCCGATAAAACGCTCGCGGTTATCGCGCGCGGCGACTACCTGCGCGCGAATCCAGCCGCGCTTCGGGTCGGAGTACAGCTCGGCGGCCGCCTGGCGCGAGAACGGCAGCGGTTGACCGCCCTTCGTGAAATCCCACCCCGCAGTGATATCGGCCAGGTCGTCGCTGAGCAGGTCGAACGACTCTGCCGCGCTCGGGTGCACGCCTGCGATGGCGTCTGCATTCATGCGATCGATGCGCGCGAACATCAGGCGGCGGCGCACCGGATTCTCTGGCCCCATCAGGCGGATGGTACCCACGACGGCGCCGGTGGATGGATGCTTGATGGGTACGTCGGCCTCCATCAGGTCTTCGACATCGTCGAGGTCGATGCGCTGCGGCGATTCCGCTTTTTTCGTCACTACATTGCTCCTGTGGTTAGGCGAGGCTGTCTTGCATAGAGAGGGTTGTTTTGTCGCTCGACGTGCCCGACCCGCCTGCGGCGTTGAACAGCGCGACGTAGGGGGTCGTCTGGATGAGCGCTTTCTCGCCGTCATCCTTGTTTGCCCCGCCGAGCTTGACCCGAGGCATGACGAACGTGATGAAGTCAGCGGCGGCGGCATTCGAGGTCGTGAGGATCATCACGATGGAAACCTCGGTTTCGCCGATGAACGCATCACGTAGCGCCACGCTGTCGAACTTCACGGTGAGCTGCCCATTTGCGCGCATGCGGCCCAAGTCCTGCGACGGAATGCGGTTCTCGCCGACCACTGCGTCGCCGGTAACGTTGCCGCTGGCTTCGATCGTCATGCCCGTGGCGGCGACCAATTGAGTACCGCCCACAAGCAGGTATCCATTCACCGCCGCCGTCACGCCCGCGCTTGATGCGGCGCTCGGCGATGTGAAATAGCGCGATTGCGCGGTCGTCACATCGAATCCGGACACCGGCATTTCGAACCGGGTCATACCGGTCGGCGGCAGGTTGAACGACGCGCTCTGCGGCTTGAGGCCGGTATACAGCTCGGACTCGCCGATGTCAGAGTGCCAGTGCTCGACGTTGAACGATTTGTCCGTTTGCGACGACTCGGCCATCATCGTCTTCTTGCCCGGCAGTGTGATTGTGCAGCTCGCGATCGGCCCCTCGGCCACGAGAGCGCTGCGATTCAGCACCGCGACAGTCAACACCGTCGCGGTCATCGCCGTGATCAGCAAATTCTTGTTCAGATTGGCTGCATTGACTGCGCCCGCGGTGATGCGCACGACATCGCCAATCTTCAGTCCATCCGAGATGAAACTTCCAGTGCCGCGGGTGATCGTCCAATTGCTGCCGCTCGCGGCAATGGTGAGCGACAGCGACGCGACCGCGGTTGTGGCAACAAACGCCTTTCGAAACAGCGCCGCGAACCAGTCCTTATGCGCACCGGGCGCGATGTGGCTTGAAATCGTCCCAGCGACACGGCGCGTGCCGTGCCGCATGTCGCCGACCTGCTGGTGCGACTCGATCTCTTCGGACTCGTAGGTTTCCTTTGTCACCGCAAGCGTCGACTGGATGCGGCGCATCAGCGTCGCGCCACTCGCGCCGGCGGGCTGGCCGTACGACGATTCCTCCTTGTACGCGACGATCTTGTAAACGCCAGATGCCACAGTCATAGCTGCTCTCCAATAAATGCAGGGAATGGGTTGCTACAGATGGCCCAAGGGCCGGGCACAACGCGCGTGATCAGCGGTAGTGCGTGACGATGAAATCGATCGGCTGCTCGTGCAGGCCGGTGGTTGAGTCGTACTGGTCAGGGCCAACGAGCGCCGGGAACATGTGACGGACTTCGACGCCGTCGAAGACGCCAGATGCGTACGCGAGCACGCTCTCGATAGTCCGCAGCACGATCTTGACGCGCGCATATGTGCCGGCTATTGCCGTGATCTGCACGCGCGTAGACCACTCGCGCGGCTGATCGAACGCACTGATGTACGCCTCCGGCACGGCGTCGACCTCTTCGATCAACACGGCCGGCATAGTCTCGTCCTGCGGTATCCAGCCGCTATGAATGCGACCACCGACAAGAGCGGATAGATCGACCGACTGCCGCAGCAGGTACTGCACGGCCTTGACCGCACTCATCGCCGCCTCGGCTTCGGCAGCTCGAACACTTCGAGAACGAAGTCCTCGGCGGCCACGTCACGGAATCGCTCGACGGCCTCGCGCTGCTTTGTGTCGAACGCCGGGCGCATGAACGGCTTCGCTTTCGCGCCAGGATGCGCGAACATGGCAAACCGGCCTTCGAACTTCAGGGCCTTGCGCAAACGCGGCTTGATCTGATGCGCCTTCGTGCCCCATTCGATGAGATGCGACAGCGGGGAACGCGACGTAACTTTGCCGGTGATTCGGGTGCCCTTCGCGTTGCGGCTGCTGCTGATCTGCTTGGCCAGCCGCCCCGTCTTCTTCGGCGCCCGTGCGCGGGCCTCGTCGCGGAACACATTCATCGCCTGCGTCATCGCGCGCTTGTACAGCGCTCGCTGCGCGGCCGCCGGCAGTGCATCAAACGCCGCGTTCAGCTCAGCCAGGCCGTGGATCTCAAACTGCCGCATTGAAGTCCTCGCACGTCAGTTCAAGCTTTTGCCGGCGCTCGCGCTCTGCGATGCCGGTGATTTGCAGTTGGCGGGTGCCGTGGACGATGCGCATCGTTGCGTCGATGCCGCTGCGGTGGCGGATGCACACGATCGTGCGGCGGCGCTCCTGGCGCTGGCCATCGCGGTCCGCCTCTGCACCGCTGTGGTCCCACACCTCGGCCCACACCTCGGCCACCAGCGGCCAGCCCAACACCTCGGGGGCGCCGTGCTCGTCTTTGCCCACCAGCGGGCGCTCGATCCGCACTCGGTCGCGCATCGATCCGGCGTACATCAGTCGTACACCCGATAGCGATCAACCAGCCGCTCGACGAACTCGAACTTGGCCTGCAAGGAAGCGCGCGGCGCGATGATCTCGCCCTCGCGGTTCAGGTACATCGAGCCCACGGTCAACTTGATCCACTCGACCAGCGGCGCCGGGCACGTGGTGTAGCCCGCTCGGTAGCGCACCCGAACCGAGTTGGCCTGCTGGCGCGTGGCCGGCCAGGTCGCGCCCACGGCCGGCAGCAGCCACGCAGGCGACTGCCAGTCGTCGAGCCAGTATCCGAGCGGATCAAGCGTCTGAAGCGCGCCATCACCGTCGACGTATTCGACCGCGACGATTGCGCGCGCCGGCGGCATCGGCAGCTTCACGCCGTCGGCCGGGAAGGCGTCGATCGCGATCTCCAGCACCTGGTCACCGATCGCCCGGCCGATGCGGTGCTCCAGCATCTCGCGCGCGGCGCTGATCTTGCTGCCCAGGTCGACATCCTCGGCCGCGTCGGTCGGCAGATCCGGGTCGTCGCGCAGGTGCTGCCGCATCTGGGCGAGCGTCACCGGCTCCGCAACCGGCGGAGTGATCACTTTCGGGGTCGGCATGCTCAGCCTCGGGAAGCGGGGCGGCGCTGGGTCTGGATGGCGGCCGGGCGACCAGCACCAGCGCTCACGGCGCCGCGCCAATCGGGCCGGCGTGCGCCGAAGGCGGCCACCGGCACGAACGAGTCGGCGGCCGCCGCGGCTTCGGTGATGGAGACGTGGTAGGTCTGAGCGCCGATCGTTGCCTCGTAGGCATCGCTCGCGGTCACGGCCTCCAGCAGCGCGGCGGCGAGCTCGGCGCCGACGCTGATGGCATCCGATGCCGGCACCGATTCGACCAGCACAGCAACCGCGTGCAGGACCGCCGACACGGCGTCACCAGCCGTCGCCACTTCGGTGGCCTGCGCGACCAGGATGCCGGTGTTGCCGTGGCTGTCGCTTGCGACGGCCGCTTCGGCGACCCCCGCTACCAGGGTGGCCGTGTTTGACACCGCGTCGCTGGCCACCGCTGATTCGCTGATCGACACGTTGTAGGTCGACGCGCCGATCGATCCGTCGACGCCATCAGCCGCCGATGCCGTCTCGCTGATGTCCTGCGCGAAGGTGCCGATGCTCGACGTCGAGTCGCCGGCGGCCACCGCCTCGGTTATGGCGACACCAAGCACGGCGGTGGTGTTCAGCGCGTCCGTCGCGCTGGCCGCCTCGCTCAGCGAGACGTCGTGCGTCTGCGCACCGATGCCGCCGGTCACCGCATCCGATGCCGATGCCGACTCCGACACTGACGCCGCCATAACCGCGGTGCTGGCCGGCGCGTCGGCCGCCGATGCCAGCTCGGTGATGCTCGATGCAGCTACCAGGACCGTCGACAGCGCATCCGCTGCGCTCGCGACTTCCGTCAGTGCCGCTACGGCTTGCGTGTCGGCCGCTGGCGCGTCGATCGCGGTCGCGGCCTCACTCACCCCCGCGCCGGCGACGATCGTCGATCCTGGCGCGTCTGATGCGGTCGCGGCTTCCGTCAGCGCTGCGCCAGCCACCAGGGCGCCGCTGACCGCATCGCTTGCCGATGCGGACTCGCTGATGCCGCCCGTCGCGATCTGCGTGCTGCCGGGCGCGTCAGTGGCGTTGGCCGCCTCTGACAGAGTTGCCGACGCCACCAGGGTCGACGTCGGCGCGTCGGCGGCGCTACCGACTTCGGTCAGCGACTCGTTATAGGTCTGGCCGGCGCTGCCGCCGGATACCCAGATCCGGCGCCGCACCGGTCGAAAGATTTGCCACGGATTCTCTGCCAGCGCTTGATGCTCGCCAGCGCTCAGCAGCCGGTCGTAGGCCAAGAACTCGTAGATGAGGCCATTGAAGCCTTGATTTCCGTCCGATGCTCGCGCCCCAACCATGGGGTTCGCGGTCGACCCGGCGCCGAGCGTCGTCTGGGTGAAGGCGCCCTGCAGTCGACCTTCGTTGTAAACCGCGCCGCCGCCCCCGAGGGTAGCCCCCATTGCCCAAGAGAAAGAAGTAACGATGTCCTTTCCGGCGGTAGGCGCGCCCGCTACGGACGCGGCCACGTCGACCTGGGAGAACACGAGTTGATGATCGCCGCCGTGGAGCCGCCACTG